CAACAGGTATCCAACCCACACCAAAATCACCGTCGTCACCAACAACAATGGCAAACGATCTGCTTCCTGAAAACATTTACTCGGTTGACTGCATGCCTACCAAGGCACAGGCCAACAACAAGGGCAACGTTCTTTGGTACGCCAAAGGCTATGGCTGGTACCTAGGCTACTTTCAGCTCCCGTATATCGGTGGCACTTCTCACTGGGCGTACGCACCCGATGACCTGAACCTTGAACCGGACACCGTCGACACCGTGCGCAATGCGTTCGATGCCTGGATTAAAACATTCCCGGAGGGTGCGTTTGACACTGCATCAACGGCGTTGTTGAAGTTGGGCTACGTGGGTGGCTGGAAGCGTGGCAACGCTTGAGGGCCAGCTTGCCCTTGAGCGTGAGATGTTGCAGATCGGCGCTGATGCGTTCGTTTCCCGAATGAACAAGCGCCGTGAGCAGGGCATGGAGTCCCTCTCCACCCATGGCGACGTGCTCGCTGCCATGGGTGTGGACCGGATCATCAGGGACTTGCGCAAGCACCGCCACGCGATGCGTGATGGACGTGCTGGCCGTGGCTACGCCCACATGGGCCCGTTGCTGCAGCTAGCGCCCCACAAGATCGCAGCGGTGGCCATGCGTGTGGTGATTGATCAGTTGACTCAAGCCCCCAAGTTTCAGGCCCTGGCCTACGCCTTGGCTGAACGGCTGTGGCTTGAGACCATGCTGGCCCGGGCGTCCGAGTACGAACTGAAGTCCCACCAACGGGTGCGTCGTCGGTTCGCGCACAAGCGGGCTGATGCCATGCGCATGAAGAACTCGGAGATCTGGACCCCTCAAGAGAAGCTCAGTGTCGGTGTGTTCCTTGTCCACCTGGTCGAATCGCACACCGGCTTGATCGAGGTGTACCAGGAGCGCGGGGCCATGCGCACGGTGAAACGTGTGCGGGCCACCGATGCAGCGCTTGAGTGGGTTCGCAACGCCGAGGAGCAGCAACGCTTGCTGTGTCCCTTTGCGTTGCCCACCATCGTTCCGCCCCGGGATTGGTCAGACCCATTGACCGGGGGTTACTGGACCGAAGGGTTGCCTGGCAACACGTTGTTCAAGGACAACGGGGACCTGATCGCAGCTCAGTCTTCTGAGTTCGATGCGTTCCTGGTGGCCGCCAACATCCAACAGGGTGTGGCCTGGCGGGTCAACGGTTGGATGTTGGACCAGGTCAGCCATGCGTGGGACAAGAGCCTGCCCATTGGCGGCCTGTTGCCCCGTGCCGGGCATGTGATCCCGCCGTACCCCAAGCACCTGGCCGACGACGACGAGGGCGTCACAGCTTGGCGACACACGGCCCGGATGCTCCATGACCGCAACGATCGAGAGGCCGGCAAGAGGTTCACGGCAGCCAAACAGCTGTGGGTGGCACGTCGTCTCCGCGATGAGCCAGCGCTGTATTTCCCGGTGCAGTGTGACTTCAGGGGCAGGTACTACTACCGGCCCCCGTACCTGCAGCCCCAGGCCAACGACATCGGTCGGTCGCTCCTGTCGTTTGCCAACGGCACACCGATCAACACCGAGGCCGAAGCTGATTGGCTCCGTATCCACGGGGCCAATACGTACGGGCACAACAAGCTGACCTGGGCCGGCCGTGTGGCCTGGGTGCATGAGCACCAGCTGGAGATCGAAGCTGCTGGCCGGGAGCCTTGGTGCAACCAAGATTTCTGGGCTGGGGCCAAGGACCCTTGGCAGTTCCTTGCGTTTTGCCGGGCGTACCAACAGTTCAGCCAGCACGGCTACGGCTGGGTGTGCCACCACCCTGTCGTCCTCGACTGCACGTGCTCTGGGATCCAGCATTACTCGGCGCTCCTGAGATCCGAGGAGATGGCAGCCCTCGTGAATCTCACGCCAAGCGAGGCTCCCCGGGACATCTATGCCGTCGTGCTCCAGCGGGTGCTCGACCTGGTGCGGGCCGATGCTGCGGCCGGCGACGAACACGCAACCCGGTGGCTGCAGTTGTCCCCTGATCGCACGCTGGCCAAGCCTGTGGTCATGACGATCCCGTACTCGGCAACGAGACAAGCGGTCGTCAACTTCTGCCACGGCTGGGCTGTCGACAGATCACAAGAGGTGCTCGGCCGCAACAGCTGGTGCTTCGCCAAGGGGGCCATGTCGACCCACCACTACATGGCCACAATCCTGTACCGGGAAACGTCGGCCCTCATTGCACCAGCCAAGGCAGCGATGTCTTGGTTCCGCAAGGTGGGCAAGGCGGCCGGCAAGCTGGGCCTAGCCCTGCGTTGGACCTCACCATCAGGGGTCCCCGTCATCCAGGAATACTGGGACTACAGCGGGGTCCGGGTTCGCCTGTACCACCTGTCGCCGGTGCCGATGGATCTGTTGACGAACCACCAGCCGACCCGGCTGAACCACAAGCGGATGGGCAACGGGCTCAGTCCTAACGTGATCCATAGCCTTGATGCCAGCCACATGGCTGCCGTCACCATCGAGGCCCATGCCGCTGGGGTGCGCAACCTCGGCGGGATCCATGACTGTTTCGCAACGACGCCAGCAGAGATGGCCACACTTCGGACCACAATCCGCAGTACCTTTGCTGGCATGTACACCAGGGACTGGTTCACGCCCATCGCTGATGAGCTTGTGTCCCAGTTGCCACCGGATGTACAGGCCAAACTCCCGCCGCGGCCAAGCCTTGGCGGGTTCGACCCCCAACTCGTAAACAACGCTGATTACTTCGTCACATGAACAACTTCCAGTACGTCGACAAGCTGCGCCTGACCACACCGAAGGCCACGCTCAAGTACCCCAAGTTGATTGAACCTGAAACCAAGTTCAGTCCTGAGGGTCACTACAAAGTGACGGCCATCATCCCAGCGGAAGAGGCGGGGCACATGGCCGACCAGCTCGACGCCTTGTTCGAGGCCCATAAAGCCAGTCTTAAGGCTCAGGCCCCGAGCCAGAAGTTCAAGGCCGTCGACCCGAGCTTCGGGTACGAGGAGATCGACGGCAAGCCTTGTTTCACGGTGAGCGTGAAGATGAAAGCCAAGGGCATGGACCGTGATGGCCGGGCATGGACCGCATCACCGGCCCTGTTTGATGCCACGGGTGCTCCGGTCAAGCACCGTGAATCCCTGCGTGGCATGTGGTCCGGCACCACCGGTCGTGTGTCGTTTGAGGCGTGTCCGTTCTTTCAGCCTGCGATTGGGGCCGGCATCACGCTGCGCCTGAAGGCCGTGCAAATCATCGACCTGGTGGAATCCGGTGGATCAGCCGACAGCTACGGATTTCAAGAGGAAGCCGGAGGATGGGCGTCCAGCGAGACGGAGGCAAGCGTCCCCTTCGACGCGACGGGAGCGGCAACAGACGAGGGGTTTGACTTCTAGTCGGTACCGCTCCAGGTTTGAGGCATCAGTTGCCGCCAGTCTCAAGGCCCGTGGCCTGCAGTTCGGGTACGAGGTGCAGGCCCTTAGTTACACGATCTCTGCGGTTTACACCCCGGACTTCGTGTTGCCGAACGGTGTCATCGTGGAGACCAAGGGGCTGTTCGACTCAGAGGACAGGCGCAAGATGGCGGCCGTCAAAGCACAGCATCCAGGCCTGGACATCAGGCTCTGCTTCATGAAGGCAGACGCCAAGCTGAGCCGGGCACCCCGGTCCCTCACGTACTGGCAGTGGGCAGAGAGGCACGGGTTCCTCTGGTGCGAAGGAAACATCCCAACCGCATGGGCCGATGCCGTCCAGGTTCCTAAAGCATGAGGCTTGCCCCGAGTGCAAGTCGAAGAACAACCTGGCCCGCTACGACGACGGTCACGCGACCTGCTTCGGATGCGGGTACCAGGAGCAACCAAAGAAAACAGAAAAGACAGAGCCCCGCATGGAGCCATTGCCACCACCAGTCACCCCGGTCCTTGAGTTTGTCGAGGCCCGGGCCTTGCCCAAGCGGGCCATAGCGGAGGAGACCTGCGCCTTGTTCGGCTACGGGTTTTCCACCCACAACGGACGCCCCGTCCAGGTGGCGCCGTACCGCAACCAAGCGGGCAAGGTGGTGGCCCAACACCTACGTGGTGCAGACAAGCGCTTCAGCTGGCTGGGTGACACCTCCAATCTGCAGCTCTGGGGCCAGCACCTCTGGCGCCAGAACTTTGGCAAGGAGACAGGGCTCTTCGTCACCGTGACCGAAGGCGAGATCGACGCCATGTCGGTCAGTCAGGTGCAGGGCAACAAGTACCCGGTCGTGTCGCTGCCCAACGGGGCCCAGTCCGCGAAGAAGTACCTGGCTGCTAACGCCACCTGGCTGGGTCAGTTTGCACGGATCGTCCTGTGCTTCGACTCGGATGAGCCGGGCGTCAAGGCTGCTGCTGAGTGCGTGGCTGCCCTGCCCCTGGGCAAGGTGGCCGTGTGTCAGTTGCCCCGCAAGGACGCCAACGAGATGCTGGTGGCAGGCGAGGGAGAAGTCCTTCGTGAGTTGCTCTGGAAGGCCACGCCAACCAGGCCCGACGGGATCGTCAATGCCAACGATCTCTGGGACGAACTGATCAAGCCCAGTGCTGACTCAGCTTGTCCCTACCCCTGGCCCCAGCTGGATGCCATGACCCGTGGCTTTCGCCGTGGCGAGATGGTGACCCTGTGCGCCGGCTCAGGCGTGGGCAAGTCGAGCGTGTGCCGGGAGTGGGCCCACCACTTCCTGCGGGCTGGCTTGCGGGTGGGCTACATCGCCCTGGAGGAGAGCACCAAGCGCACCATGCAAGGCATCGTCGGCATCGAGCTGAACAAGCCCATCCACCTTGACCCCAATGCAGCCGACGAGCATCAGATCCGAGATGGCTTTGACCGTGTCTTTGGCACTGGCCGTTGCTACCTGTATGACCACTTTGGGTCCATGGATCCAGACCACCTCATCAGCAAGATCCGCTACCTGGCTGATGCAGAAAGCGTGGACGTCGTCGTCCTTGACCACCTCACCATCGTCATCTCGGGACTGACGGACCTGGATGAGAGGCGTGCCATCGACGTGACATGCACCAAGCTGCGCCAGGTGGTGGAGCAGACGGGCATTGGCCTGGTGCTGGTGTCACACCTCAAGCGACCAGAAGGCCGCGGCCATGAGGAGGGGGCCCAGACCAGCCTGGGTCACTTGCGTGGCAGCCACGCCATCGCGCAGCTCTCCGACATGGTCATCGGTTGCGAGAGGAACCAGCAAGGCGACACCGCTGAACGCAACGAACTGCAACTGCGGGTGCTGAAGAACCGGTTCTCTGGTTCGACGGGTCCTTGCGACAAGTTGCTTTACGACCAAGACACCGGCCGCCTTGTCGTGCCCATGTCTCATTACTTCGGAACCTAATCCATGACACTGCTGATCGACGCTGACTGGTTGCTGTACGCGGCTTGCTCAGCCTGTGAATACGACATCCGTTGGGACGAATGGATTCACACCCTGCACCTTGAGCAGTCGGACGCCAAGAACTACATGACCCATCAGGTGGGCAAGTGGCAAGACGCCACCGGCCACAAGGACGTGGTCATGTGTCTGTCGTCGTACCCAACTTTCAGGCACCAGCTCTCCCCTGAGTACAAGGCCAACCGGGCCGGACGCCGCAAGCCCCTGGGCCTGCGGGACCTGAGGACCTGGCTTGAGTCCGAGTACGACGTCAGGTGCCACGTCAGCCTGGAAGCCGACGACGTCATGGGGATCCTGATGACCAACGGGTCGTACAGGGACCCGATCATGGTCACCGCCGACAAAGACATGCGCACGATCCCGGGGCCCTTGCTGCGCATGGACCAGATGGAGATCAACGACCTAGCGGACGCCAACAGGAACTGGATGACTCAGGCCCTGGTCGGTGACACCAGTGACAATTACCCCGGCTTGAAAGGGTTTGGCCCGGTGAAAGCAGAGAAGCTATTGGCTGAGCACAAGACCTTGCCGGCCATGTGGTCGGCCGTCGTTGACGCATACCGCAAGGGCGGCGAAACCTTTGGCGCTGCCTTGCTCAATGCCCGCATGGCTCGCATCCTGCGCTACGGGGACTACGACTTCACCTCCGGTACCGTCGAGCTGTGGGACCCGGACCGTGACCCCGCCATGAAGACCGATGGATGACGCACTCTGGCCACCAATCGACGAGGCCCTGTTGAAACAGCTGGACGAGGTTTACCCCGAAGCCTGTCCTGATCCAGCTGCATCTGATCGAGAGATCTGGATGGCAGTGGGGTGCCGCCAGGTGGTACGCATGCTACGGGCCGTTTATCTTGAACAGCAAAACGAGGATTGATCCATGTGCTTTGGTGGCGGGGGGCAAGCGCCTGACAACAGCGCTCAGATCCGGATGCAGGAGGAGCAGATGAAGCTCCAGCGGGAGCAAATGGCCATGCAGCAGGAACAGGCCGCCGCCCAGCAGGCCCAGTACCGGGAGCAGCTGGCCATCAGCAAGGCCCCGCCCCCGCCTGCCCCGAACGCAGGAGCCATGGCTGCAGCATCAGCGATTGAAACCATGGACCAAGCCACTGCGCAGTCCATGCGGGCCGGCACCGGTCGTCGCAAGCTTCGGACTGACTTGCCGCAGATGACGACACTCGCCATACCAGGAGTAGCTTGATGGAACTCAACCTGACCAGCAGCGTTGACCGCCAGCCCAAACCGTACGGGGAGGACGGTGGCACGGCTGCGGCCAGGTACGGCCAGCTGCAAATCAACCGGGACCCGTACCTGCAACGCGCCCGGGATTGCAGCAAGGTCACGATTCCTGGGTTGATCCCGGATGCAGGGCAAGGGGACAGGGGTCGGTTGAAGACCCCGTACCAAAGCCTTGGCGCAAGGGGTGTGAACTATCTCGCCAGCAAGCTGCTGATCACCTTGTTCCCGCCCAACTCCAGTTTCTTCAAGCTTGAGATCGACGACCTCGCGCTACGGGTTGCGGAGCAAGGGCCAGAGATCAAGACGGAACTGGACACCGCCTTGGTCCAGGTCGAGCGAGCTGGCATGTCTGCGTTCGAGGTGGCCAACGGCCGGGCCTCGATGCACGAAGCCTTCAAGCACCTGCTGGTCGGGGGCAACGTGCTCCTGTACGTGGCGGAAGACGGCATCAAGGTGATTCACCTGAATCGCTTTGTCGTGTGTCGTGACCCGATGGGGTCCGTCACCGAGATCGTGGTCGAGGAGGAGGTGTACCCCGACGCTTTGCCCGTGGGGCTGTACGACGACCTGGATGAAGAGGACGCATACGAGTCCGGTACCACGTCGAAGACCATCAAGCTCTACACCCACGTCGAGTACGAGGAAGGCAAGGTCCATTGGTACCAGGAAGCCAAGGGCAAAGAGATCCCTGGGTCCCATGGCATGTGCGACGGCGACGTGAATCCCTGGATCCCCCTTCGGTTCAACCGGGTGGACAGCGAGGAGTACGGCCGCTCCTACATCGAGGAGTACTACGGGGACCTGTTGGCCCTGGAAAGCCTGTATCAAGCCATCATCGAGGGGGCAGCCGCTGCCGCCAAGGTTCTGTTCCTTGTCAATCCCAACGGCACCACCAGGCCGCGCACCCTGGCCAACGCTGAGAACGGAGCCATCGTCCAAGGCAACGCTGCTGACGTCACCGTCATCCAGACCCAGAAGGCCCAGGACCTGAACATCGCCAACAGCACCATCGAGCGCATCGAGGCCCGGCTGCAGTTTGCGTTTCTCCTGAACACCGCGATCCAACGACGCGGGGAAAGAGTGACAGCGGAAGAGATCCGCTATATGTCACAGGAGTTGGAGGCAGGAATCGGTGGCCTGTACAGCATCCTTACTCAAGAGTTGCAGTTGCCTCTGGTGCGTCGGTTGCTGCATGTGCTGCGAAAACAGCGCAAGCTTGCGGCTTTCCCGAAGGGCCAGGGCGGTGTGCCACTGGTCAACCCCAGACCAGTGACAGGCCTGGAAGCCATCGGTCGTGGCGATGACCGGAACAAGTTGATCCAGTTCATCACCACTGCCACCCAGACCCTGGGCCCCGAGGTGATTGCCAAGTTCGTGAACGTCGATGAAGCCCTGCGGCGTCTTGCTGCCAGCGAATCCATTGACACCACCAACCTGGTCAAGTCCAGGGACCAGCTGCAGCAAGAGGCAGCTGCCGCGCAAGCCGAACAACAACAAGCGGCTCAGCGTGAAATGCTGATGACTGGCCTCAAGTCATCAGCCATGGCGCAAGTCGCCAACAACTACACCCAAGAAGGAGCACCCTATGGCCCGCAGTTCGCAGACGGCACAGACCCAGCCCAGCCAGGAGCCCAGCCCAACGCCCTCCCCAGCCCCCCAAGAGCGCCCGGTATCCCTAGTGGGCCCACCGGCCCAGGTGCCGGAGCGCCTCCCGTATGAAGACATCGTCATCAACTATGTAGAGGCAAGGCCTGTAGTCCAGCCAGGTCCAGAGCCTGTCGCCACGTTCGGTGACGACGGATCCATCACCATCAACTAATCATCAAGCCAATGCCTGAAGCCATCACGATCACCCAGAACGAGAGCCCGGCCCTGTCGCCTGAGAACGAGGAGATGCTTGCCGCCTTGGCAAGTGACGGAGACGAGAAGCCAGCTGAACTCTTGGCCGGCAAGTACAAGTCCGTCGAGGACCTGGAGAAGGCGTACAAGGAGCTGCAGACCAAGCTCAGCCGTGGTCAGTCAACCGCTCCAGAAGCTGAAGACGACAACGCTGCTGAAGACGACGACGAGACCGATAGCAGCGACGACGAAACCGACAAGCCCGCTGGCGATGCCCGTGAAATCTACGGGGACCTGATCGGCGGGAAGCTCGACGAAGCCGGCATCGACTTCCAGGAGATGAATGTCCGCTGGCAACAGTCGGGCACCTTGGAGTCCGAGGACTACGACCAGCTGGCCAAGGCCGGCTTCAACCGGGACATGGTCGATGCGTACCTGTCTGGGCTGCAGTACAAGGCAGCGCAAGACACGGCACTGTCGGTCAAGGAGGTGGCGTCCATCAAGGAATCCCTTGGCGGTGAGGCCGAGTACAGCAAGATGATCCAGTGGGCCGGTGACAACCTGTCACCCGAGGAGGTCGAGGGCTTTAACCAGATCATCAACACCCAGCCCATGGCTGCAGTGAAGATGGCGGTTACTGGTCTTTATGCCCGGTACACAGCAGTGGAGGGTCGTGAGCCCAAGCTCATTGGTGGCCGTGCCTCCAAGGGCAGCAGCGACAAATTTGAGAGCACAGCTCAACTGGTCGAAGCCATGTCGGATCCCAGGTACAGCAAGGACCCTGCTTATCAGAGAAAGGTGCAGGAGAAACTTGGACGGTCCAGCATCTTCTGATCGTCAGGTTGTCCGGGCCCTCCATTCCAATGGGGGGCTTTTTCATGGCTTGCATTTATCCGTACACTGATTACACCTAGACCCACTCACAAATCCTCGACGGCCCACTGCGGTGGACACCCGGTCGTGAATGGGAGCCCGGCGTCGGGGTAACCCCCAACCCTTTCCTAGGAGCCCAGCAATGGCAGCCCCCGATTTTACCGCTTCACGTCTTGGCCTTGTTAACGCTGCAGGTGGTGGCACCTGGGCCGGTGACAACGCCCTGTTCCTTCAGGTCTGGGCCGGTGAGGTTCTCACCGCGTTCCGTAAGGCCACCATCTTTGAGCCTCTGCACACTGTCCGCACCATCTCCAGCGGCAAGTCAGCTTCATTCCCGATCGTGGGTCTGAACTCCGCTGCGTACCACACCCCCGGCACCATGCTGACGGGCACCGCAGTGAAGAACGCTGAGGCTGTCATCAAGATCGACGACAAGCTCGTGTCCAACGTGTTTGTGGCCGACATCGACGAGGCCAAGAACCACTGGGACGTGCGCTCTCCGTACTCTGCGGAGATGGGCAACGCCCTGGCGTACACCTTTGACCGCAACATTGCGGCAACGATCGCCAAGGCTGCACGTACCGCCACCAACTTCAACACCGACCTGCCCGGCGGCACCCGCATCAAGATCATCGCCACCAGCAAGGCTGCCATCACTGGTGCCCAGCTGGCCACCGCTCTCTTCTCCGCTGCCCAGCGGATGGATGAGAACAACTTGCCCGAGATGGATCGCTACTGCGTCCTGGCTCCGGCCGAGTATTACAAGCTCGTCCAGACCACCGACGTGATCAACCGCGACTGGGGCGGCGCTGGTGCGTACTCCGACGGCACCGTGCTGAAGGTTGCTGGCATCACCATCCTGAAGTCGAACCACCTCCCTACCACCAACCGCTCTGCGGCCACCGGGGAGCAGAACGACTACGCCGCCAACTTCACCGATTCCGTCGCCCTTGCTTTCAACAAGCAAGCCGTCGGCACCGTGAAGCTGATGGATCTCAAGATGGAGCAGACCGGCGCTGACGTGCATGCCCTGTGGCAAGGCACCTTCATGGTTGCCTCGATGGCCCTGGGCACCGGGATCCTGCGTCCCGATTGCGCGATCGAGATCTACACCGCCACCAGCTGACGGTCCAATATGGGGGGACTCCGGTCCCCCCTTTTTTTCTGGAGGTTTCCCATGGCCCTTGCTCGCACCACGTTCTTGGAAGCCGTGAACCGGGTGCTGCAGATGCTTGGTGAAGCACCGGTCAATGGCCTTGATGGGCAGTTCGGCCTGGCCCAGCAAGCGCAAGACATGCTGAACGACACCAGCCGCAAGGTTCAGTCAGAGGGCTGGTCGTTCAACACCGACTACGAGCGCCTGCTGATGCGGGACGCCGTGACGTCTGAGATCAGTGTTGGCGCCAATGTCAGCCGGGTCAAGGTTGACCCCTACTCCTACCCAGACGTCGACGTCATCCAGCGCGGGGCCAGGCTGTACGACCGGCGGGCCGGCAGCTACGAGTTTGACGAAGACCTGCGTGCTGACGTCACCTACATCCTGGAGTGGGACGAGGTGCCTGAGTACGCCCACCAATACTTCACGATCAAGGCTGGCCGTCAGTTGCAGGAAGCGATTCTGGGCTCAGCTGATCTGTCAAAGATCAACGCTGCTGCCGAAGCCGAAGCCCGTAGCCAGTTCATGGAGGAGGAGGCGACCCGGGGCGAGCACAACTGGCTGCGTGGCAATCCCAACCACACTGATGTTTTCATGACGTACAAGCCCGCCTGGGCCCTGCGCCGCTAAGTCATGCCTCTGATCAGTAGCTCTATACCCAACCTGATCAACGGGGTCAGTCAGCAACCAGCGGCATTG